TAGTTTAATCATTGGCGGTAACACCCCGTAAGGTGGCCGCCTTTAATACTTTAAAATAATGGCATTCTATCCATCAAATTGCAATACTATTGAAAGTCACTTTGCTTGCGGCTTAAGCGGAAGCGGTGGGTGCACAAGCATCGAGCTTGCTCGCGTTAGGTCGGTGGCATTGATTCACAAAACATTCTACCAACAGTTAATGACCGACCCCGAATCAACTTTGATTTGGCAAACGGGCATCACTGCTGGAATGATAATCGTTTTGCCGCAAACACATGGCGAGTATAACGGTGGAAGTCCTATCGTTGGGCGTGGCTTTGGGTGGTCAGATGAAACATTGATTGCCTATAATTTTGAAGTAAATTATAAAGATCCCGATTACGTTAGTAACTTACCACATTATAATTCGATAACGGGAAGCCGCAATTTTTACTTAGCGTTTTGCTCTGAAACATTGATGAGAATATCACAAAGACCAGGCACATTGATTGCAAGTAATCCCGTTGCAAATTCATTAAAGGATGAGGTAAACTTTGTATTAAATTACAAATGGATACACGATAAGATGCCATTGGAGTTTAGCATTCCAGATGGCGTATTTGTTTGCGCCCCATCAGTTGTTTATGGTGCAAGTTTCGATAATAGTTTTGATGAATCATTTGATATACCTTAATAATGGCACAAAAAAATAGGGCAAACATGCTCACAGATATTGTAAGTAATATCTATAACAATTTAATAAACTTTATAACGGGGCAAAACGCACAAGATAGGTTTGTAAACTTGCTCGATAGCAGCCCAAATATATTATCAGATGCAAGTCAAGCAAATGGCTATGTATCTACCGATGCAAACAATGAAATGTTTTCAAGTTATTACGATGAGGAGATTTCAAGAGCCGATTTGATTAGTGACTTGACTGCTAACTTAGCAGTTGGTGGAAAGTTTTACAGAATCAATGATGCAGTTGGAACAACTATAACATTGTTGGTTACTGCCGAAAGTAATATAAATTTATATCCATTTGGAATCGATGCCACAACTGGCGAAATAGGCACATACGACATCACAACCGATGTGTTTTCGCCTATCGTTAGCAGCGCACAAACATTAGCACAAACATTAATATTAGGCAATACTTCGGGCGCAAACGATATTGAATTCGATGCTACACAAGGTTTGTTATTTGACAACGCATCAAGGTTAAGAGAGGGCACAATTGATGCGGGGCTTGGAGGATTAAAAGGAATTGCTCAAATATGTGGTGCTGGCTATGAGTTAAAGTGGGAGAATGGTAGGTTGTATGTAATGGGCAGTTCGGGAAACACCATTAGACAATCTTTGTATAATTTGACCACAACTCCAACAACAAGTGATGATGCATCATTAGGCTATCAAGATGGCTCATTATGGACATTGGATAATGGAGATACTTATGAATGCATAGATGCAGCCTTAGGCACTTGGGTTAACAAAGGCAATGCTTACATCATAGAGATAACCTCAACAAATTTAGCAGCATTAGAGGGCGCATCAGCATTAAGTTTAACAACAATATACATCGTTACTGATGCACCTTATAGAATAGCATTGCAAGCGGAAGCGGTTAATAAAATAGGCGCAAATGGAACTATAATTGATTTGACATTTAGTGGATCTGTGTATTACGATTTGGCTACCAACACAATTGTAAATGGTACTATGTCGGACATTGATGGTAATACATGGAATGGTTGTTTACCGAGTGCAACTACATTAGGAGGAAGCTCAACTAAAAACACTTTCTACCAAGGTGCAACAAGCAACACACTTGGAACTGGCAACTACCTAAATACATTTGAGCAAGATGCTGCAAACAATGAACTTGGAATAAATTGCGGTGCTAATACTTTTAAGCAATACGCAAATGGATTTATTTTTGGTGGTGGTTTGCAAAACGTAACGATTGAAGCAAACACAACGGGCGCAAATTATACTGCGGTTGGTTATAATTTTATGTATTCCCAAAATTATCCAGCAACAATCTTTACCGATGGTAGCGTTAACTTTCATCGTTACTTTGACATTCCAAACGATAGGATAGTAGTAACTAATTTAAGCACATTGGCAGTAAGCTACATTGGTGGTGGCGCTGGTGGTGTTCCTTATACTGGTGCAACTGCCGATGTAGATTTAGGAATTCATTCATTAACTGCTGACACAATAGGAATAGGCGTTGCCGCTGGTGCTGAAAAATTGCATATTGATGGGGGGGCTACAACTACACGAGTAAAAATTGATGCAGATAATGGAGTTAGTAGAATTTTGTCTTTTAGAACTGATGATCTTCAACGATGGGCATTACGTGTTGATGGCATAGAAAGTGGGGCAAATAGTGGGGGTGATTTTCAATTAAGAAGATATAATGATGCAGGAGCTCATATAGATAACCCAATAGCTATTAATCGTGCCAATGGAAACATTACAACTGCTCAAAATATAAATGGAGCAACACCAACGGAATTAGGTTATTTAAGTGGTGTAGGTAGTCAAGTTGTAGGAACAACAGATACAAACATATTAACAAACAAGCGCATAACTGCAAGAACGGGAACAGTTGCAAGTGCGGCAACACCAACAATTAATACTGACAATGTTGATTTTTTCAGCATAACAGGGCAATTAGTAGATATAACTAATATGTCAACTAATTTAACTGGCATACCAACCGATGCTCAAACATTGTGGATTGCGATTACGGGAACTGCGGCAAGGGCAATAACTTGGGGTGCAAGTTTTGAAGCTTCAACAATTGCTCTACCTACAACAACGGTAACAACTGCAAGGTTAGATGTGGCATTTATTTGGAATAGTGTAACAAGCAAGTGGAGGTGCGTTGGTGTAGCATAATGGGACTACCATCATTCATAACACCTATAATGGGTAAGAAACAAGGCTACCTACCATTAACAACAGCGTGGATAGCAGCAACTGGTGAAACCGATACAACTATTTTAAATGCACTTAATACTTTTGAGGCAGGACTTATTGCGAATAGTTTAACAACTAAATTTAATGCTATCTATCCTATGGTGGGTGGGACATCAGCAAAACACGCAAGAAACTTTATAAACACATCGTTGTATAGTTTAACTTTCAACGGAGGTTGGACACATTCTGCTACGGGTGCTTTGCCAAATGGAACAAATGCAAATGCAGATACTGGGATAAATGCAAACACAGTCTTAACCGTAAATAATAACCATTTAAGTTTTTATTCACGTTCTAACACCGCAGTTGGTGTTGCTCCTAATTTTAAAGTATCAATTGGTGCTTACAATGTAGCAACAAATACAAGGGCATTTTTATTATATTTAAAAGTAAATGGAACTGGAAATGCAATTTATTCAAATGCATCAAGTTTTAGTAATCAATTTCCATCTGGCGCAAGTACAGATAGTAGGGGTTGGTTTATTGGTAACAAAACATCAAATGCTATTGGCGGTTTAACAATAAGCAGAAATGGTACATCATTAGGCGCTAACACAGTTGCTCCAACAGTAACCGCATACCCATCTGCAAATATTTTTATATCGGGAAATTCAACTGTTGGATTGGCAGTACAATACGATGACAAAGAGTGTGCAATGGCTACTATTGGTACAAGTTTAAGTAGCGGTGAAATCAGTACATTGTACACACTAATTCAAGCATTTCAAACTTCTTTATCTCGCCAAGTATAATGATACAAATAACTGAAGAATTAGCACTATTTTTAGTTGGTAAATTATACACCGACAGAAGCTACTTTAATCCTATCCAAGATGAAGAATTAAATTGGTATATTAGCACTCAAGAAATTGAATTTTGTACGAACGAAGAAATCAAACCTTTATTACCTCCATTATGATACACCCCCACCAACCCGACAATAGCATATTAGTCATCATTACATCGGTTATCATTCAAGCAGGAGTGTGGACATCAGATTGGTTTGGTAATATGAATTTAGTGGGCATCTATGACACGATTTATGACTTCGCTAAACTTGGTGCATTAGTTGTTTCGATGTGGGCTTCGTATCGTGTTGCCAAGAAAAACAAGAATGACTAACCAAGAAATTGTAGCACTCAAACCATTGATATTAGTTTTATTTGTTTTGTTTTTTTACCTTGTTTCAATGCTCTATCAGTACAGAGCAATAGTCAAGAATGTAGGCATACTATTTAAAGGTGGTGTTGTTGCGTTGTTGGTAATGCTTGGGATTATTGATGAACAGAAATAGTTTATTCCTTATCGCGATTTGCAATATCTTCAGTTGGAAAATATTCTTTTAATTTTTCTGTATAATCTTTAAAAAATATAAAGATAAATTCAGTTATTTCTAATTTGCTTAACAACTCGTTGTCATCAGTAAACACAATGACAGTAGTGTTTGCCATCGTTTCTTTTTTACCTTTTTTTATTAGCGTTTTAGTAGAGTAAAAAAACTTTATTCTCACTTCTTTAACATCAAAAACAAAGACCTCATCATTATATTCGTTAGTTGGTATGTCAATGTATTGCAACAAATCCTTGTCAAATTCTTTATCAAAAATAGGGTGTATGCAATCCATTATAATGAATGATGTATTATCCATTATCGGCATTATTAGTGGTTAGTGAGTGATTTATTATACACTCATTGATAACTTTTCTATCTTCGTAATAGTTGAAACTTATGAAACCGCTAATGCCTTGCTGAAAATTAATCTGCACCCAAGCAGAAGATGGGCTTAATGCAGGGTAGTTATAGTAATTAAATCTTTGAGCAGTGCTATTGTCAAACAAATATTGATGAGAATCACCCTTGCTAAATTCAATAATTCCTTTTAGCCCATTTCTATCAAGGTAATTATCAATCTTGTTTTCTTGAATCTTATCTAATTTTGGCTTAAATCCAAACTTTAAACTGACTGAATCTTTTCCGTGACTTAAAATAAAAATATACTTGCCAACCTTATAGAATTCAATAAACTTTCGTAAATTAATAACACTAACATTAGGCAGCATCATTTCAATGGCAGTCTTAAATGCAGAATTTACAATGTAGCCAAAGCTACCCGCGTGGTTGTCCTCACATACATTGTGGCAAATAATTTTATCGTAATATGGAATCAATGATTGCACTAATTTTATTTTAAATCTTAAACCCACATCGAACGCTTTTTGATTGTCCATATTTTGCGGTAAGTTATGACCTTTCCTTACAGTTTGCCCATCGTAGCCATCAAGAAAATCACCAAGTTCATCAATGTATAACACTTTTGATTTTCTGTTTGCAATCGTGTGTGAAATCATTTTGTCACACATCTTAAATAGTTCATCCTCATTCCAGATGCCACCATACAATGAGTAGTCTGAAATCATCATTGCAATGTGTGTGTCGGTGTATACTAACCTATCGAATAGGCATTCGTTTGCAGATGTATTTTTCTTGTATTCAAATGGCTTAATTTCGGAAAATAGTTTCTTAAAATCTATGTCTTCAACCTTAACCTCATCAGGCTTTTTATAATTTGGATTAACAACAAACAAAGATGCTTCTTTATTTTTAATCCACATATTTTTAGTGGATGTATTAGGAACATCCAAGTTGTTGGTGGCATTATAAATACCCTCGTGTTGGTCCAGTATTCTTTTTTTATGCCTAAAAATATACTTTCGGAACGACCTTACTTTTGGGTCTTGCTCTCTGGTTGCAGTTGTGTTTAATATCTTTGCAACGATTTCGGAGCAAGCCAAGCCCTGCTGGAGCATTTCAGCTACAATCGAATCGTATTTGTAGAATTCTGATGTAACTTGTGGCATAGGATTTATGGTGTTAATCTAACGATATAGCATTGTCCTGCAATATCTCAAAGAATTTTTCTTGGAATCTCTCTGCTAATTCATATTCCTTGTCTGTAAGGTTGCCATTGTACTTGATTTCATCACGCATAAACTGTTTGAAATCCCACAAAACACAGTACATAGCACTTGCTTTGACTGCCAGTTCAAAATCACCTTTATCATCTGGCAAATTAAATTTTAATGTTGCTTCCATTCGACAAATATAGTGATTTATTCATACAAATAACAAAGCCCTCACATTTCTGCAAGGGCTATGAACTAACTAACATTGAACGAGGCAAAGATAGTAATTTATTTCAATCCCACAACAAGCCAAAGAATAAACATAGCCCCACCAACACACCACGCAGCTATTTTACCTTTGCGTTGCTGATTTGTTTCTTGCTTGCTTACTTTTAAAAGTAACGAATCCGTTAGGTTTTCCGCTTTGTAACCAACTATTAAAGAATCCTTAATCGTTGAAGCCGAATCACATATTTGAAACGCATTAAACAATGCAGCATAACTTGAATCCTTTACGTTAATAATCTCATCACATAAAACAAACACCGTATCACACTCTTTTGGAAGCGTTTGGCGCATTTTCTTCATCAAAGCTATGTTAGTGTTGGTTAATGATATTTCACGTTGTCTAATGCTATCTTTTGCGTTATTGGCAACTTGCAATCTTCGGGTAGCTGCTTCCAGTTGATTCAGCAATATTGCCTGCTCAATGCCAAACTGCTTTTTAATCATTTCCGCTTCTAATTTGTAGTCAAATGGGATAGGCTTTGGGTTGTCTTTGGCGCAATGATTTAAACCGATAATTAGCAGTAAACATAGGGCTGCGAATGTAATAAGTTGGTGTTGTGGTTTCATATTGTTATTTTTAGTAGTGAGGACAAGATTCGAACTTGTATGATAACTTATGAGCTGAACTTTACGGGTGTCTCAAGGTTACTCTACGTTATCTTTACTATTAACCTTTATTCATGCGTCTACCATTCCGCCACCTCACTATTTATATTGTTATTATTAGCACCCATCACCATCAATTATAGCAGTTTTGGTAGGTTTTTCAGTTGTAAATTTGGTTAAGAATTTAGTGTTAATCAATAAAAATGTCGCTGCCAATCCGCCCCAAAACGCTTGTCGTAAACTGATTAATCCTTGCGTTTCTGCGAGTGCTAACGATGTCTGAATAAATGGCAGCAAAACGTAGATTAAATAGTCTGCAATCTTTTTTAACTGGCGGTTGTCTGGGCTGCGGTATTTTTGTTTTAGATTCATAGTTGTTTGATGTTTATTCGTTAGCTTCAACAATGTCAATAGTTATAAATGATTCTTTATCCAAGTAACGCCCATTATTGTATTGATGTAAAAAAATAATTTGTTCTTCTTTTGTCATCTTTTTGCTAACTTTAAAAAATCCAGTGCCTAAAGTAGAATCGTTTTGCTTACTGGTTATTTTAAATCTATAACGATAATTCGATTTTAATTCTTCTTGCATCATTTCAATTAATTATTTCCCATTCAAATTTACCCTTTAAATTCCATTCTAACAAAGGCATAATCAAATCGTTTTTATCTTTTCTCCTAAAATAAACGTGGTCTATCTTTCGACCACCGATTACAATGAAATCTATTTTGACAAAGGTTATAACCTCCTTGCCATTAGTGTAGCGTGTTCCTCTTGTCATATTATAGTCATTTTCCAGTTGGTAAGTTCATAGTGCGGTTGGTCTGAAAAGTTCTTAAAATTACCACCCCAAGTTAGCTTATTAGATGCCGATTGCAACATCTCCCAAAACTCTTTAAAATGCTTTGCGGAGTAGTCAAGTTCACGTTTTCCAACTTTTACAAATGCTATGTCGAATGCTCTTGATGGGTAATAATTATGCGGTGACTGGCCCGCTCTCGCTTGGGTTATCTTTGGTCGCTTATGATAATAAACTTCCTGCATTGCATTATTACGATAAGTGCATACAATGATAACGTGAACATCGTTGTGAGCAGCATTAAACTGGGCTTCGGCTTTCTTATAAGCGTTGGCTAATGTTGGGTGTAAGTCCTCGATTAATCTCGATTCGTATGGCTTACTTTCATCTTTTGGTTTCATAGATTATCTTGTTTAAATTGTTCGTTGTAGTATTGTTCTGCTTTTATTTTCATTTGATGTACATCAATATCTATTAATTTTTTACCAATACTTTGACCATTATAATTTGAATATATTATCTGATCCTTTTCCATTGCTTTGGCTTGGTTAAATAATGAACTTATCTCTGAAAGTCTACAATCTTTTTTTATTTCCGTAAGATGTTCCATTAACCATTCAACTGCTGTTTGTTTGCTCATATTATTTCTTTTTAAATTGTTCAATAAATTTAATTACTTCTTCACACATTCTAGATGATGAGTAAGGTCTACGTTCAGTTATTTCTGAATAAAGAAATTGTAGTATTTGTTCTTGTTGCCACTCAGCACCATTAATAAAATCATTTGCTGCACCAACATAACCATAAGGTATTGGCAATTTTATATTATCATATCTAGCTGCTCTTTCTTCAAGTGTTTCTTTTTCCATATTAATCCTGTTTAAAAGTTTCTAATGGTGGCATTCCATAATTAATTATTGCTCTTTCATATGCTGATTTTATCTGCTCCTTTTCCATTGCTTTGGCTTGTTCAAGTAATTCATCAATGTACTTTTGTTGTAAAGATACAGATGGAGCAAGTTGTTCAACTATCCATTCTACTGCTGTGACTTGTTTCATAGGTTGTTTATTTCGGTTTTAACTTGTTGCCAGTAAATGTGTTGTTCCATTTCATAGCTTTCTTTAGGACATTGAGCGGGATAGCATTCTAATACCTCATCAACTACTATCAATGCTGCTTGTTTTGAAAAGTATTTATTTGATTGACCACCATTGTAACCAGCGCAAATTGGCTTGTATTTGTTAAATAATTCTTCTGCTTTTTCTTTTGCTTCCATTAGTCTTGTTTATTAAAGTTTTCGTTATAATACTCCTGCGCATTGTAATCCTTGGGCATTATAGCCCTTGAATAGCCAACGTGGTAGCCATTGATTATGTTTTGCTTTTCGATTTCTTTCGCTAATTTTAGCAACTCTTTTGGAATGGCTAACTCATTCGCTAACCATTCAACTGCGCTTATTTGTTTTGTGGGCATCTTATTTTATTTTCAAATTATTTATCTGTATCTCAATAGGCACTTGCACACCCTCTACACCATCTTTTTCAGCATAATTTCCAAGCAAATAGCCAATAGGAAAAGAACACTTCGGTGCTACTCTAAATGCGTAACCATCGTTAGCCTTACACTCGATGTAATAGCCCCAGTGCAATCTACATTTAACAAGTTCACCAATTTGATATCTGCCTAACCTCTGAATTATACGCTGGCCTTTAATATACGCATAAAAATATAACACACAATAATCTTCCTCTTTTCGGATGCCAAGCCTAATGCTATTGTAGTGATGCCAACCTTTGCTGAAGCCTATGACCTTTTGCACACCTTCGGACTTGTCGATGTCTGGCACAATAAATTCGCAGGTTAACTTTGTTGGTTTCCAAAGTAGTTTCATTTCTTAAGCCATTGTTGCATAAACCCTGCGCCACAAACTGCACTTGTTAGCGAGGCGCATAGTGAAAGAGTAAAGGTTATAAATTCTGAATTGTCATAGTTTACGCCAGTCATAGCGAATTTAACTGCCCAAAAGGACATAAACAAGGCTGCTACTGCCCATAATATAAGTGATGATTTAGTTTTCATAGTGTTATAAGTTTTCGGGATCTAATTCTTCGTTAAGTAATTGTTCTAATTTTGGGCTTAAATGTACTGATGTTTTTCCATTTGTGATGTCGGTTAATACCCAACCGCCTCTGATGTTGTTTTCGCGGTCATCATTCTCGTAATCGAAATGCAATGTTAATGTTAGTGTTGTTGTCATGTTATTAGTTTTAAATTTTGGCAAATATAAAATAAAAATAATTAGCAAACAATTTTATTTTTAAAAATATTATTAGTAGGTTTGCGGTCGAAATAATTAATACTAACTAAAAACAACAAACAAAATGAACGAAATTAAAGAGAGTGAATATTTAAATGCAATTATGATTGTAAAAAAATACACAGAACAAATTAATCAAAAAACATTTAAGGTTTTACAAAAAACTGCAAGCACAATGACAATAAGAGAACTTAATACACTTGAATATTGCGAATTAAATAAAAATATGAGTGTCCGCCTTTGTCATATTCTTGGATATAACTTTCCTAATAAAAAACTTTGCGATATAACAAAAAGAGAATTTTTATCTATTCGTCATGTTGGTAAAAAACTTTGGAGTGAATTATGCGAAATAAACGGAATTGAAGATTAACTAATTTAACAACTAACAAAATGAAACAACTTATCCAACGCTTACTATTCGGTTACCGAAACAACCCCGATGCGTACACTCCCAAAGGAGGCGCGAAATTAACTTACAAAGGTGGCAATGCTGAAGCCATACATTCTGCACTTGTATTAATGCAATATCAAATAAAACATGCCAAAGGAATCAATTAAGACACGCAACCGTAAGACAAGCCGCTACATTAGTGATGCTTACGTTAACATCATTAGACCTGAAGCAATAGACCCTAAACATTGGGATATGTGGTTGAAACATAATGCAGGACTAACGCAAGTTGAAATTGCAATGCTATTTCACGTAAAGAAGTTTGAAGTGGTGCAGATACTTGCAACGGTTGTGGAGCTGCTGAAATACAAACCGAAAATAATTGAAAAGGAATGGACTCAAGAGTTTCGTGTTTGGATAGATGGGCAGTTATTTCGGGATAAAATTAGGGCCAAACTACATGCCGCATATAAGGTGGCTAAAAAAACGAATAGTAATCATTTATTAATAATGTCAGAAGTATGAACATAACCGCAGAACAAACAAGAATCAAACCAAGCAAGGAGCAACTTAAGCAAGAATACAAACAGATGTTAGCACTTGTTGAGCATAACGGATCCCGACCCGCGAAATGCAACCCGATAACCGAAGCGGCTAAACAATTTGGCTACACTCGGCCAGGTATTGCGCGTTTAATGAATGGTAAAGTTGACCGTTGGAAGCCACAACATTTCATGATTTATGATTTTCTTAAAGCATATTTAACATAAATTAACACTTTAGTTGAAAATATTATTTTGAGGTAATGATATTAAAACTATATTTGCACCCATAATTACTAACCCAATAAAAACAAACTAACATGAACTCAATTAACGTAATCACAAAAGTATCAACCACAACAACGTGGCAAATCGAAAATTCTAAAGAGCGGATTGAATACGAATCAGACAATGAAACGTTCTATGTATGGAATAAAGATAACGAAATAACTGCATCAATAGACCGTAAAGATGCATTCTGGACAATGCAACTATGTGACCTTGCAGTTAGCAACGACAAGCACGAAATTAACTTGCAATTCAACGATTACATCCCGCACACCTCATTCTTATCAATGGTATTAACAGATTTCTTACACAAAAACAAATAAATAAACAATTATGACAATCAAAGGAACAATCAAGCGCATAGGCGCAACGCAAACAGTTAGTGATGGTAAATTCTCAAAGAGAGAACTAATCCTAACCACAACAGACCAGTATCCGCAAATCGTATCAATCGAACTACAACAAAAAGCCTGCTCACTTGCAGATTCGCTTTCAGTTGGTCAAGACATTGAGGCGCACATTAACATCAGAGGTCGTGAGTGGACAAGCCCACAAGGTGAAGTTAAGGTATTCAATACGATAGTGTGCTGGAAAGTGGATGCGAATCCGTTTACGCAGACTGAAGACCCGCAAGCAAGCTATGCAAAGCCAATTTCAAACGATGATTTATTTTAACCCTTAAAAACAAATAACAATGAACACACAAGTTTCAATCGTACAACAACTGCCAATTTCAGAACTTATGAATTTGGCCAAAGCATTCGCAGAGAGCGGAATGTTTGCAGACACAAAATCAGCAGCCCAAGCAATAGTCAAAATACAAGCAGGACAAGAAATCGGAATTCCTCCATTCGCTTCTATGACTGGAATCCACATCATTCAAGGCAAACCAACAATCGGAGCAGGTCTTATTGCATCAAGGTTAAAAGGTAGTGGCAAGTATGACTATCGTGTTGTTGAGGCCTCTGAAAAGGTTTGCTCAATTGATTTCTTTCAAGGTGCTACTAAAATAGGTAATAGCACATTCACTATTGAGGATGCAAGGAAAGCACTAACAAAGAATATTGATAAATTCCCAAAGAATATGTTATTTGCAAGGGCTATTAGTAATGGAGTTAAATGGTATTGCCCAGATATATTTAGCGGTCCAGTGTATGTGCCAGAAGAGATGCAAGTAGTGACAACTGAAGAGGCTACACACATCGAAGTTGACACAACTATTGATGAAATCATTAATGACATTCAAGTGTGCGTTAGTTTAAATGAATTACAAGCTATTTGGAAAGCAGTTCCTAAAGACATTAAACTTGACTTAAGAGTGTTGGCTGCTAAAGATGATATGAAAGCTAAATTAACAACTATTTCATTAACACCTAAAACAGAAGCATAATGAAACTAACAATCTATCAAATTGAACAAAGCTATAACCAATTAGCAGAGGAACTTATAGAGAATGGGGGTGAGTTAACCCCCTCTCTTGAGGAAGCACTTGCAATCACAGAAGAACAGTTGCAAAACAAATCAGTTGCCTATTCATTTGTTATCAAACAAATGGATGCAGATGTTGAAATTATTGAGGCTGAAATAAAACGATTGCAGGCAGCAAAGAAACAACGCGAGAAAGCAAGTGAATACCTTAAAGACCGCATTAAACATGCAATGGATTTATTTAGCATTGAAGAAATAAAGACACCATTGGTCAAGATTAACTTTCGCAAATCGGAAACAGTTGAGGTGGAGAATGTGAATGCGTTACCTGCTGCCTATAAGGTTGTTAAAGTAACCGAACAAGCAGATAAGGCAGCAATTAAGGCAGCACTTAAAGATGGTGTTCAAGTTGCTGGTTGCAGTATAGCAACACATTGTAATTTGCAGATAAAGTAATTAATTTATATATTTGCATTGTGGAGTTGCGGCCACTAAAAAAATATTATTAACAAGCCTTTAGGTGAGTAGGGAGCCGCAACCCCGAAAACCAAAGGCTTTATTTATTTTATATGATATCAGTATTTAAAAGTGCAAAAAGTAACCAATCAGATGCAAGCATTGAAGTAGATGAATATTTTGATGGCATTAAAAATGGTCGCTGGCAAGATGAAGTTTTAAACTATCGAGCAGGGCGAACGCAAAAAGAGTTAACTACTTGTGTAACTGCATCAGGTAGTTTTAAAGAACGTGCAGCAAGTAAATTACTTGAACATAGTGGATTTATTTGTTTAGACATTGATGCAAAAGACCAAATAGCTGATGTTGACATTGAACGAATTAAACGAAATGAATACGTTTACGCTGTGCATCGTTCTTTAAGTGGTAATGGTTATGCAGTCTTTATTCGCATTGATGGCGCAAGACATTTAGATGCTTTTCTTTCCCTTGAACAATATTTTATGGTGCAGTTTACAATTGTGTTGGATAAAAGTTGTAAGGATACAAGCAGATTAAGATTTGTTTCTTACGATCCTGACATGTACATTAATAAAAAAGCAAAATCATTTAAAACTTATTTAAAGAAAAAAGATAAACCAAAGCCGAAGCCGCCAGTTGTTAAAACTGATTTTGATGAAATGGTTGTTAAGGCAGGGCCAATGAATTTGTTTGATAATTATGAAGACTATATTAGACTTGCATTTGCATTAACAAAAGAGTTTTCAGAAAGTGGCCGCGCTTATTTTCATGCGCTTTGCCAATCTTCACCAAAGTATTTATATAAACAAGCTGAACGAGATTATAACATTGCATTACAAAGAAGTGAAACTGGTGTAAGCATTGCATCTGTATATTATATTTTTAAGCAAGCAGGAATAAGCACCACTTCCGAGCGCACTGAAAAAATAAAAAGCATTGTTAAATTACATGATAATCCAAAAGAAGCACTTGAAAAATTAAATATAACTGATGCTGAAGTTTTTTTGCAAGTGCAGCCAAGAAATGAAAATACAGAGATTGATTCGATTGTTGAATTGATTAAAATGAATGATGTTAAATTCAACGAGATTACAAGAAACTTTGAATTTAATGGCGAGGAAATGACCGACCGAATATTAGCCAATTTTTATACAAAGGTATGGATGAAAATAGATGATAAAATAAGTAAAGATAAAGTGTTTACATTGATACAAAATAAAGATAGTAGCACTTCATATAATCCTATTCGACAATGGTTTCAAGAAAATGCACATCTTACACCTAATAATGAATTTGATAAATTAAAAGCATGTTTTAAGATTGAACAACTACTTTATGAAAATGATGGAGTTTATATCTTTGACCAATACCTTGATATTTATCTTAAAAAATGGCTTTTAGGTTTAATAGGTTCAGCATTTGGAACTTACTCGCTAATGATTTTAGTCATAGCTGGTGAGCAAGGAATTAAAAAAACTGAATTTTTTAGAAACCTTTTGCCAAAAAAACTACGTAAATTTTATGCTGAATCAAACCTTGATGAGGGCAAAGATTCTGAAATTTTAATGACTAAAAAATGGCTCATAGTTGATGATGAGTTTGGAGGAAAGTCAAAAAAAGATGCCACAAAACTTAAGCGAATGAGCAGCCAACAAACATTCTCCATTCGTATGCCTTATGGCCGAGTATCTGAAGACTTATTGCGTTTGGCGGTTTTAGGTGGTACATCAAATGATGCTGAAGTAATCAATGACCCTACTGGTAATAGGCGAATTATACCCATAAATTTGATTAGCTTTGATTTTGAAGCTTACATGGCCATTGATAAGGATAAACTTTTTATTGAGTTGTACAACGAATGGAAAGCCGACAAAGAGGGATGGTTTTTGGATAAGTTACAAATCGAATACTTAAACAAAGCCAACGAAAAAAACATCGAAGTAATGAGCGAAGTTGAATTGATAAATAGGCACATTCAAAATGACCCAACTGCGAGAATGACAAATACCGATGTCATCCTTGAATTGCAAAAATTACACCCAAGTTTCAAAACAAATACAAAAAGAATGGGGCAGGCTTTGAAAAAATGTGGGTATTTTCAGGAAGTAATTAGAGATGGAACTAAAATTATTAGGTGCTATGAAATAAAAATCAAAGGATCTGTAACAAGTTATAGTGTTAATAATCAAATAGATATTGATTAAATGTTACACGTTACACATAAAAACACGTTTTCATATACTCTATATAAAATAATATGTGTGTGTGTGTGCGTGTGTGTGTATGTTTACTATGTTAATTATGTAATATATCTGTAACGTGTAACAAAGTAACTAAAAAGCCTATAAATAGTGATGTTACAGATGTGTAACAGATTTATAAATGTGTAACAAATTAAAAACAATAAAAAATGACAATATTTTACATTAAGTCACCATCAAATAAAATTATTTGTTTATGGGCAGAAACTATTTACCAAGCAATAAATAAATCATTTGCAAGGGATCATTACCAATATGACTTGCAAGATTACTTTAAGCTAAATGCTAATCAAGTTAAAAAACACGAATCTAAATACGGCAAATGAAAATTTACACAATCCCAGAATTCGAAGAATACTACCACAACGAATACAAACGGTCAAACATGAATCAAGCGTTTTGGAACACCTTACCGATTGAGCGATTTAACCTGAATAAAAAGAAAGTTGTTAAAAAGCGCAAAGCGGAGCTCACGACTAATCATTTGGACTTGCCAGTAAACAATGTTATCCAACCGAAAGAAACGAAAGATGCTTTCAACACTAATAAGTTTACCGATTTGATTATTGCCTACCTTAAAGCAGTGCATAGTTGCAATAGTGCAAGGCGCATTAGTAGCGAGGGTAGATATCGAAAGGGCATAGGTTACATTGCTGGGTTGAACAAAGGAATGGAGGATATACAATGTATATTGAGAGGCCGATTGTTTGCCATTGAGGTAAAATCCCCAACTGATAAGATAAGCGAAGCACAACTTAAACGAAAAGCAGCAATTGAAGCCGATGGAGGTAATTACATTGTAGCTACATCGTTTGAGCAGATGCAAACTGAAATATTAAACTTATTAAAATAATACTTATCTTTGTGCTATGAAAGCCGATGACAAAACGACCAAAAAACGACCTCAAAAACTATTTAAAGGCGATGAGGGTGTTAAGTTTAGCAAAGACAATCAACCACCGCCTGAAAACAAGAGCAAAGGGTGGGAGGCAAGGCGCGCGGAAAGGTTACTAACCCAAAAGATTATTGAAAAACTAACGGGCGCTAACAACCTTGAGGAGTATGTCGATAGTTTATTTAACAACGCTAAGATGGGCAATGCTAAGGCCATTGATACATTAAACAACGGAATAGAGGAGCAAATCACCAAAACCGAAACAACCATCACGGACACGCGACCACCCTCAACTGTCACGATGCCTGATGGCACTAAGATTGAAATTTAATGAACGTTGATTTACAAGCCAACCCGAAGCAATACGATTTTTATATTCAGGCAATGGCAGCGGCACAAGGCGCAACAGAGAAGCGCAACTTGCTTTATGGTGGCGCAATTCGTGGTGGCAAGTCTTTTATTTGTGCCACGATCTGTTTGCGTTTGGCATCGATGTATCCAAATAGTAAGTGGCATGTAATTAGGTCAGACTTCCCTAAGTTAGTAAAGACAATCATACCGACATTTGAAAAAATAATCGATGGCTCAGCACACTTTAGGTGGTCACGCGATAAGTCAAACTACTTCTTAGAGAATACCAAAACAAAATCAAAGATATTCTTTATGGCTGAGAACATAAGCCATGACCCCGAACTTAACGCGTTTTTAGGACTTGAAACAAACGGTATATACTTTGAGCAAATTGAAGAGTTAAGTAAGAAACTTTGGAATATTGGCAGCTCACGAGTTGGTAGTTGGTATATTGATAAGATGCCAACGCCATTGATACTTGCCACGTTTAACCCGACTCAAACGTGGATTAAAGATGAGATACACATACCGTACTTAAAAGGCGAATTAGGCCCAGAGTTTTACTATCAGTTAGCTTTGCCCGATGACAATGCTTTCGTAACAGATGAGCAACGCAAGGTGTGGTCACGTATGGATGAGCGTTATAAGCGGCAGTTTATCGGCGGAGATTGGACCAACTTCGATATGGATGGCAATCGTTGGGCTTACGCTTACGATTCGACTAAACACCTTAAGCCCGTTGAACTTAATAAACAACTGCCGATTATACTTTCGTTTGACTTTAACCGTAATCCAATATGTTGCTCAGTGCTTCAAGTTATGCCGCCATCAACCATACGCGTTAAGGAAACGATTAAGTTAGCTAATAGCGACATCTACCAACTATGCGATGTTATTAAAAGCAAGTATGGCAATGCACTTTACCAAGTAACTGGCGATGCAAGTGGCAAGTCATCGAGTGCATTGGTGCAAGATAACCTCAACTATTATGTTGTGATAAGGCAGAAGTTTAACCTATCTAACAATCAAATGTTGGTGCCAAGCGTTAACCCATCACTTGAAGACAACCGAATGTTAGTCAACTCACTTCTTGCGCGAGGCAATGTCGAACTTGACCCACAGTTTACTAAGGGCTTGCAATTTGATTTGGAAAATGTGGCGGTGTTGCCCGATGGGACAATAAAGAAAACAGACCGAAACGACCCTACACAACAAGCGGATGCATTAGACACTTTTCGTTATGCATGTAACACTTATTTAAAAAATTTCATATATTTGCACAATGTTTAGCGTAATCATTCCAACTATGTGGAGAAGTCCACGCATCATCAAGCTTGTTGAAGACATAT